CTCGGTATCAGTCAAAGCGTCTGTTTGCTGATTAGCTGCTGTTGCTAGTCCGATAGTGTTAGCTGTTACATCTACATTCTGTGTACCTGTGGGTGTGGCTGTTACGGTGCCTGATACCGGTACTGGCGTTGCACGAAGTTCGGCATCAGTAAGCCCTGATCCACCACCACCTGATGTATCTACTTGGTTGAGTATAATATCATTTTGTGACATCTATTGGCTCCACATTGTGTAAGTTAGTCCTGCCCGGCCGGTCCAAGCTGTGTCGTGTTCGCCTGCACCACCATTACCCCAATAGAAGCGGATCGTGGTGTATGCACCTGATTTATCTACTTTTCGTATATAGAATTCGCCCGATGTAGCTATGTAGCTGTAATACTGTACTGTTGAGCTGTCATCCATATTTACTGGCGTGAAGCGAATGAGTGGGTCTGTCGGGGTTACAGATACTGGTGTGATTGGTTTTTCCCTGACTTCTTTGGCAACCTTCTTCACTTCTTTTATCAGCCCAGCGACATTGGTCTTTTCGACTGTTATTTGAGCTTTTGGTACTGTTACCTTGGGTTTAACTTCAATGGCTTCTATGGCTTTCTGGAGGGCTTGTATGCCATCTTCAAAGCTATTTTTTAGTTCTTGTAGGTTAGTTACTTGTACGCTATCTGTGGTAGGCATTTTGCTTGGTAGCTTGGCTAGTTCTCTAGATAGCTTATTTATACTACTAATGACATCGGAATTATCATTAACTACTGGTTTTAATGATTTTCCCAATGCCTTTAGTTCTTGGACTACCTTGTCTATGTCAGGTGTAGATATTGAGTCCGGGAAGTTATCCACGGAAGTTGTGGGCTTGTATTGCTGCAAGAATTTGACCAGAACGCTGGTCGATTGAGTAACAGCACGGGTTATTGACTTAAACTGATCAGCTGTAATCTGCTTTTCAGATTGTTTTGCTTGCTGTTCTTCGGCTTGTTTTCTTTGTAAGCTGTCGATTAAGTCTAATTTCATTGCCTTAACCCTATGCTGCTACTACATTACCATCGGCTGATACTGGTTGCCATAATAATGAATAGACCATTGCACCACCTGTTACGGTTGCAGTAGTAATCTTTTCTTTAATGCTTTCGGTGACTATTTTTGTAGGAACTACTGTTTCAAGTTCTACTGAAGAGTCCGGTGTTGCATCGTGGTAGATTTCGCCAGCTATTAAGTTAGTTGAGGTTGTTTGAGCAATTATTCCAGCTGTGTTTATGGTTGTTCCTACTTCAATGGTAGAAGAACCACCACTTGTTAGTGCAGTCACTACAGTTGCAAATAATCGTACACGAACAGTTCCGGTTACTGTGAATATGGTTTTTGCACTTACTGCACCGGTTGTGCTGGCCGCATAAGTTATAGCCTTTGTGCATCCATACCATACGCCACCATCTACTGGTACTGTGTAATCACCTAGTGTCGATACTGCCATAATTTCCTTTCGTTAAGTAATAGGACTTTTTTGTTTTTGTTTTTGTTTTACTTAGTCAGCTCTAAGCTTCTCTAGCCCAAGTACCTTTGATTTCAACTACAGTGTATCCATCAGTTCCATCGGCAAGCAAAGTAACTTCATCCCCTACTTTAGCTGTTGCTTTAGTATTGATTAAGTCTTTGTTATCTGCAGGAGTTAGGGCGTAGCCACTAATCTTGTCTGCTGCTTGTGGGCTGATAGTTACTGCCATTGATCCGTTATAGCCTGATCCTACTGGTGTTCCTGATGCACTATCACCACCATTACGAACTACAAAGTTCAATGATGCTGCGGTAGCTGGAAGTGTAACTGTGATAGCGTCTGTTAGGACATTCTGCACGATTCCACAATCTGCTAAGGCAAGTGTCTTGTTTTCTGTGACATCTACCCAGATACGGCCGTCTTGGCCAGTATATAGGGTTGTTGAGTTTGCCATTATTTACCTTCTTTCTTATCTTTAGTTTGTTTAGTTTCTTTCTTACCGGTCTTAAATACTTCGGTAACATCTTCGTCTTCAATCCTGACCCAACCTAGTCGCACAAGTGCATCTGCACCCGGCTCCATGGTTACAGTTAAGATTGCTCCACTTTGTGGATCTTGGTATGTACCAGGATGGTTAATGGTTCCTGTATTTTGTTCGATAGCCATTTAATTGTCCTTTCTATTAAGCGGTTTGGCTTATTATTAAAGCTTCACCTACATTAGTTGGTACGAATGCATCGTAGTATCTGCGGCCTTCAACGACCCAACCATCAATACCTTGAACTTCTTTAAGAATTCGGTAGGTATCGAACTTGCTAGGTGCTACAAGCACGCTTTCGTGTACGATCATTGTTTCTGCTTTAGATGGTAAGTAACTTACCGGAACTTTTACAACCTTTAGTCCGTCTACTTCACCTACTTGACCAGTGATCAAGTTCTTAGTGGTGATGTCGCTGGCTTTAGTGAAGTTAGCATCTAGTTTCAAGAAGCTAAGAAAAGCCGGTGTACAGAATAGTACACGACCATCTGCAGGAACAAGGTTGTTGTCTAGTATGCTTTGCATATCAAGAATTTTAGTAAATGCTGTTGAGGCAGTTGCTGTGGTTCCTGAGTTAGTTGCAGTTTGTGAGTTAGCTACTGCGTAAGCGTGTAGCGTAGTGAGTCGGTAAATGTCTGTATTCGGTACACAAACAACTTCGATTTGTCGTTTAAGTGTAGAACCAGCTTCAGTTACCATCATTGAGTCTTCGTAGTTACCACGGTCTATTGTGTAAGTAAACGATTTGTCTTGTGAAAGAGTAAATGTTTGCTTGGTGGTATCTAGTTCTGCGAGTGAACCGAATCGGTTCGCACCAGATCGGGTGTAGTTAGTTTCTGCTACAGTTGCAACACCATAGATACTTACAGCGTTTACGCCTTGGTAATCAAGACGAATGCCTTTATTTATGATGCCGGTTGTAACAGATTTTAATCTAAATACTTCATCGATTGTCTTCTCGTATTTTGAGGCGTAATTTTGTGCCATTATTAAAATCCTTTTTTAGTTAAGTCCGCTTCGACACTAACTTTCAGTAGTAAGTCCTTTAAGAAATGGGTCTTCTTTTGGCTGTTTGGGTGCTGCACTCGATGGTGTTTCCGAGTTGGCAAGCATCTTTTCAGCTGCTTTTTGGCCCTTCACAGAACCTTTCTGCACGCTTGCAGATTGTGTTTCAGCGAACGCTTTATATATTTCGTAAGGTAAAACATTTGCATTCACGATTAGCCCGGTATTTGGGTCGACCTGTATGTTGGCAGACTTTTCATATACTCTAGCTGCACGATCGGCGAGTGCTTTGTCGTATTCGGGAGCATCAGGGTTAAAGACAGGGAAATCGGACATTACTTGCAATGATTCTATGTTGATATTAGCGTTCAGGTCAGTCACATGATTGTTATATTCTGCCATTTGAGCTTTTTGTTCAAGGGCTTCGACTCTAGCGATTGCTGGGTCATAACCTTCTTCTATTAGCTCTTCGGGCGTTTGGGGCTGATACACCTGCCCATTTATCTTATCGACTTCTGCCCGTAATTCGTTTTTCTTTGCTACTAGTTCCCTGATTTCGGTGTTCAAAGCTTCTTTGCGAGCTTCTGCACCCTTCTTAGGTTCCACATCAGTTGTTTCTTCTGCATCGGTTTCTTCGTCAGATTCGTCTGTCGTATTGACATCTTCATCTTCTGATTCTTCTTTGCTATCTGTTGCTAAATCTTTGGCGATTTCTTCATCGGCTTTCTTTTGGGCGGCCTTTGCATCATCTTCGTCAATGATTTCTGGTGCTTCTTCTGCAGGTTCGGTTGTTGTATCGGTTGATGATTCCGGTGTAGTGGCTACCTGATCCGCTACTTCTTCTTTTACATCTAATGTTGCTTCTTCAGCCATGATTCTCCTTTATGTTAACGACTATTCACTGTCGCTGTGCAAGTTTGGTAGATAAACTTGTGAATGCCCACCTTAATGGACACTCATAAGCCTACTTATTAAACCTTTCGTCTAGCTGTTCAAATCTATTCTTGATACCGACTAGTTTATCTTTTAATTTGCGTTGTGATAACACTTCTACTTCTATATTACCATTTATGTCAATGCTGTCGATATTGCTGGTTGCTTTTATTTCTTCGTCTAGCCAATCAAACACTTCTTTTAATATTGGCCGGGAAGTTTGTATCATATTTTTTTCTTCGTTCACTTCTTCGACTATTTCGATTGGCTGTTCAGGTTGGAATATGCCACCATCGGTAGGCATTAAGTCTTCCATTTCGTCTGGTGCTACTTCTTTTTTAGCCATTATTGACTCCTTCCAATGTCTTTATTATATCTTCATTTGGTACGCCATGCTTCATCATAGCTATCACTTGACCGATTTGTTCATCGCTATAGCCACGCTTTTGTAGTTCTACTAGCAGTATCTGGTCGGTTTCGTCTAGTCCGGGAGCTTCTTCTTGACCATCTTCTTGTTGATCTTCCATCTGACCTTCTTGGTCCGGCTGCGACTGCGGTTGCATTGAGCTATGTATGTTGGCTGCTGTGCTTGCACCTTTGATGTTTAGCTCCCTAGCAGTTGGTGTGTTTTCTTCGCTAGATAGTCCTAGTTCATCTAGTACCTGGTGTTGTGAGTCTTCTGGTAGGTCGGTGAATTTAATCTTTAATGCATCCATCATTTGTATGACTGGGTTGCGTTTAGGGTCGTTCTGGTCTTCGGCATCTTTGCTTGCCATGATTGCTTGGTCTATCATTTCCTGTACCTGTTCAGGTTGCAAGGCTGGTGGTTCTTCTTGTTGCTGGATCGGCTCGCCGGTTTCTGGGTCTATTTCTTTTGCATCGCTTGGCATAATCTTTTCTGGGTCTTCTACGCCGGTCTTTACGATTATTCTGTTTATTAGTTCTTTGGTGCCGTCTTCACCTATCACTTGAGCTAGAGCTGGGTACTTCTGGGTTAGGTCTAGGAGTTCCATTAGTCTATCCCGTTCTGCGACCGTGTCTTTCATGCTTGATGTGCTGCCGTCTACTTCAAACTTTAGCTTTTCGGTTTGGTCATCATAGTCCACCTGTATTTCATTGTTTTCGTTGACTACATCTGGCTGTAGTTGCTTGAGTTTGTTGGCAGTGTCTTCGTCTAGTTTTAGTTCTTGGGTTCCGGTGCGTTCAGCAAAGTATAGATTTACCATGGTTTCAGCTATTTCTTCCCAGGTTGATTCGAATTGCTTACGAATGTAGTTATCTGATATACCCAGTCGCTGTTCGGTCATGTTCACGCCGGCTGGTGTCTTGCTGAAACCTGGGTTACCTACTTCGCTTGATATGCTGGTATCAGTTGAGCTGTTGAGATTTAGTATTTGGCTTTTTATCAGTCCGTAGTTATTAGGGAACGATGTTAGGCTGTCGGTAGACAGATTCACTGGCTTGATTGATGCATTGGGGTCTACGCCCATGTCCCAGATGGCCATTGGTTCGTACTTAATAGTTGATTTACTGAAGTTACCACGCATTTCTACCGGTGGGTTCATTAACAGTGATCGCATATATTGATAGCTTTGTACTTCAGAGTCTAGTAGGTTCTGCATGCCACCAGATATCTCTACTGCACCACGACCTAGTGGGTTACTCATATCTACATTGGAGTACATATAATGGATTGGTATCACGCCCCTTGGGTCCGGGTTTACTTTGGTTCGTACGATGTTATCGCCGTCTGGTAGTTGTGGTGAGAATGAATAGAATTTTGCACCTACGCCACGTTGAAAGGCATGTACTATTTCGATGAATCCTTCGGCTGTTTGCTTATCCTTTTCGTTGGCCGTCTGTGACTGCACATCTTTTTGGCCTACCTTGCCCTTGAGTTTCTTTAGGTTGGCGATGTTCCAGTTAGTCTTGTATTCTTCTTCGTTCTTATCTTCTTTCATTCTAGCCTTGCTTCTATCTTTGAGCATGGCTTCTTTGGCTATGATTGCTTCTATTTGGTTTTCGGTCCACCAAGTACGCAAGAATATTACATTTGAATCACGATCCGATAGCTTGCCGGGTTCTAGTAGTACATCTTTTATGTATGGCAATGTAAAGTCTGTGCAGTAGTATTCGCCTTTATTAAAGAATTGCACGAATGCTGGCTGTGATCCGTAGGTAAGACATTTAGATACTAATGCCCAGCACTTCTGTATCAGTGCGGCTTGGTGGTTAGCATTGGGTATGATTTCGTGTTCTAGTATGTATGTACCGACTATGTCTAGCCATTTGTCTTTGCTTATTACCTTGCCGGTTGGCATTTGCTGTATGACCCGCTTGGGTTGTTCTTGTATAAGTGCGGCTAGTGTACCATCAGTTACTTTAGGTAGGTTCTTTGCTATGCCGGGGTGTGGTCGGTTGCGAGCTATGCGTTCGAATTCATCGAATGGTTCAAACAGTGGTAGCATTGCTTTCTTAGCATCTGCGTATCTTGTATTGAGTTGATCTTCGTTTATGAAGTTAAAAGCCATGGTATACGGTTTCCTTTTATTACGCCCCGTATTTTGTTGGTAGCTTTTGATTTATATTATAACACGATTACTTTCTAACAGTATAACACTTAATTACATAGTAGAAGCCTTGCTTATTGCCGATGGCTGTGTGTTCTATTCTGAATTCAGCATTGGCCATATCTTTGGTGTCGGTTCTGAATTGCAGGTATTCTGATAGTTCTTCCTTTTCGTCATGAACCTTGACCCTTATTTCAAACCGTTGCTTATTATCTACTTCTTTGAAGTCCATTATTGTTTTTTCTTCCACGACATAACTCCCTTCGTCATCTAGTTTAGTAGTATCTACCTGTTTACCATATTGTATTATATATTTCATCTAGTACACCAGTGTGTTAATTGGGGCCGGGCGTAGCTTGTCGTCTACCTTGACCATTGGGCGTTGGGCTTCTAGGCCGTAGCGTACTGCATCCATTGCATCTGATAGGTAGTGATCTGGTTCGGTTAGTATTGCCCCTTCCTTGTCTGTCTTCCACATATAGTTATTATACGCCTTTTCTACATTCAGGCTTTTTTTGGTCACACTTATCTTTTGGCTTTGTACCCATTGTATGCCTTGGCTGCGACTGCCCGGACCACTGTTTGATTTGATTACATTTACATTGTATTCACGCATTTCAGCTATTGATTTGGGTTCTGATGCATCGGCTATTACTAGGGTCTGGGGTTCTTCTAGGTTGTTGATGTGGGTGGCTATCTGGTAGTTCTTCATGCCGGTCCGTACGAACTGTTCGTCTAGTATGTATCCACCGTTATATAGATAGATATCCACAAGTGCTGCCGGGTCCTGTGCATAACCGAAGTCTAGTCCCCTGGATACTAGCTTTGCTTCATGTGGTAGTTCCACACCCAGTTGCCAGCCTTTATATATCTTGCCTTCGAGTTCGCCTAGTAGACCCAAGCCATACACACGCCACCACGACTTGTTGTCTTTCCGGGATTCTATGGCATCGACTATCTGTTGGTCTAGCCCTTCGTTGTCTTTGTAGGTAAGAATTAAGAAGTCTACATTTGGTTTGCCCTTGTATTGTGTATAGAACCAGAATTCGTGGGTTGGGTTCCAGTCTAGCCATATTGTGGATAATGTTCTTACTTCTAGCTGTTCGAAGGTTTCCACGGGTATGTTATTGGCTTCGTTTATGAATAGCCGGTCACGCCGGGGTCCACGCACCTTGTGTGGCATATCTAGGCTGAAGAATTCTATCTTGCTGCCGGTTTCGAAGGTGTAGGTCATGTCTGACTTGTTCCACCGCTTGGTATCGAAGTAGTGGTGTGATTCCATTATGTTCATGAAGTCACGGATTGCCCCACGCTTTAGGTGGGGTACTGACTGGCTAGTGATTGATGTTAGGGTTGGTTGCTTGTCTTCTTGGGCCTGGCTTATAAGTATCTGAAGTATTCCAATGGTTTTACTGGCACTGGTACCGCCGGCTATGCCCCTAATCCGTTTCTGAAGTGCTAGAAGCTTCCGAACCGCTGTCGTTGTCCTGAACATCTTGTTTGTCCTTCTTTGGTTTTACGCCTTGGAGTAGTGGTACTGGTAGTGGCTTGCCATCGCTTGTTATATCTACGGCCTGTGCTGGCTTGCCTTCCATTCTGTCCATTATTTCTTTGTATGATGCTAGTTCACCTTTCCGGGCTTTAGCTATCTGCATAAGGTGTATGGTTTCGGCTACAGTTAGGTTCTGTTCTTCGCCGGTTATTGGGTTTCTTACATCTTCGGTTAGTGCTAGGAATCTTTTAAGAATAGTTGATGCCGATAGCGATCCCTTTGGTCTTCCATTGGGGTTTCTTACTTCGCCTTTTTTTGCTGGTCTTAAGTTCTGTTCATTTGCCATTTCTTCTTATTTCTTTCTTATTTAACAGGGGTAGCGAGTTCCCAGTCATCTTCACCTATTAGTTTAGCATATCGCTTACGAATTACATCTACATACTTTGGGTCTAGCTCCATTCCATAACACTTACGCTTCGTCTGTTCACAGGCTGATAGTGTGGATCCACTCCCTAGGAATAAGTCCATTACTATATCGCCGGGTTGGCTACTATTGTGTATTGCATTGCCGGCTAGTTTGGTTGGCTTCTGGGTAGGGTGCTGGTATGTAGTGACTAAGTCCCGGTCTACTTCCCATACTGTGCTTTCGTCTTGCATTGCTTTGAACATCTTGACCATTTCCGACTTGGCTAGTTTGTCTATTTCAGTTCGTTTAGCCCTTAGGATACTTTTTTTGTCCCTACCGCCGAACCATTTGGCCTTTTCGCCGGTCTTTTGGCAGTATAGTACCGGTTCGTGGGCGTATTGGTAGTCGGCACCGCTTAAGCTCATACCTTTATTCCATATCAATTCTTGTTTTACATCCCAGCCCGATGCTTTTAGGGCGTTGGTGAATTGTTGGTTGTTCTTGCTACTAAACCAACAATACAGTCCGGTGTCGTCTTTGCTGTATTCGTGCATATTAAGAAATGCTGCTGCCAAGAATTCGCCTAGTCCGTCATCCCTTAAGGTATCGTTTTCTATTACTTCCCAGTCTTTGCTACCGGCTACACCTGAATAGCTTATGCCGTAGGGTGGGTCGGTGAATACCATATCGGCTTTGTTGTCACCCATTAAGGTTTTGATGTCTTTGGGGTTGGTGGAGTCGCCACACATTACTAGGTGATCGCCCAGTTGGTATACTTTGCCCAGTTCACTTACGGCTTCAACTGGCAGTTCTGGGGCCGGGTCTTCTATTATTTCTTCTTCTGGGTCGCTTAAGTCCACGGGTACATCTATGCCCCAATCGTCTAGTAGGCTTAGGTCCCATTCATTGNNCCCAGTCCCATTCACCGAAGCTGGCGTTGTCTTTGGCTATGAATTCCTTTTGCTTTTCTTCGGGCCAGTCTACTACCTTTACGGGTATGTCTGTCCAACCGGCTTCTTTCATTGCCCGGAGTCGCATATTGCCGCCTAGCACTACATTGTCTTGATTTACTATTATTTGACGCACTTCGGCCATTTC